ACCCATTGAAACGAAAACCTAGATTAACGAAACCATTTTTTAAATTAAAAAAATTTTTAAAAAATTTTGAAGAACAAAACAAGAACACTAAAAAAAATATTGAAAAACCGCCAAAAAATTAAAAAAACAAAGGAATTGTTTAAATTAAGCGTTTTATTGTAGGGTTGTATATATAATATGTATTGAAGTCTTATATGATATAATATAAGAATATATTATATTTTATTAGAAAGGATAAAAATAAAATGAATTATACAGAAGCCGAAATTTTTGAAGCCGTTTGTTTATCCGTTGGGGATGATGGCAACAGAGCAATTAAAACTTTGACATTGTTAAACATCCAAAGGAAAAAATTTGGAAAATTAAAAAATGATGTTTACGCAAAATCTAGAAAAGATTTTAAACAATTAATGGAAGAAATAGAAAGGAATAAATAAAATGATTTATAGAGGTTTAGAAATTACCAAAAATAAAAAAGAATATTTGATATATAATGGCGATATGCTTCTTAAAATATTGTCCACTAAAGATCATAATATTGATGATGTTTATAATTACATCGATGAAAAAGCAAAATTAGAAAGGGCGAAAGATGAACCGCAAAACAATTAATAGAATTGCAAATTTCGAATTGACAAGTTCAAAAGGATTTAGAAAATTTATAAAATGGCTTGTAAAAAATAATATAAATTTTCATCCAGATGATGATTTTAATACTTATACATGGGAAAACGGCGAAAGATGTTTTTCTTTAAATGTTGGTAATAAGATCAATAGAAATTTTGAAATATTAAAATGTATTTATAAGGATAAATATTTTTATAAAATTATTTTTAATGAAATTAAACTTAATGAAGTTGGAACATTAACCGAATTATTAGAAGAGGTTAGAACATGAACAACAGACAAAAAGAAACAGTTTATATTGTTGTATTTATTATGATCGTTTTTGGGCTGTCTTTTACAGCCCTTTTATTAACAAAGTTGTTTTTAAAATTTATTTAAAGAAAGGAAAAAATAAAATGCCATTAGTAGACGAAACACACAATACAATTGATAGAGAAATTTTTTATAAAGATTTAGAACTAAATATTTTAAAATCGATGCAAAAAATTAACGATCAAATTTTTACAATTCAAGAATTAATAATTGAATATGAACAATTCGGACAAAAAGAAATAAACGACTTTAAACCGTTTGTTCGAAATTATCCTTTTCAAATTTCTTTTGATGAATTTAGCCCTTCAAATTATTGGGGTTGTGAAGGCGATGAAGAATTTTTAAACAATCCGCCAACAAGAGAAAAAGAAAAAGAAATAAATGAAAAAAAGTGGGTGAAAAAAATATTTTTTTCTCATGATGAAAGGGAAGAATTTATTAATAAAATGGTACTAGGCGAAACAATCAAAAGTAGAGAATTTTACGGAATACATACTTTTGAGAAAACTCTAGTTAATGGAACTCATGGAAAGGAATTTATTTTACATTTAGAAATAGATAAAAATAAAAATATTCCAGAATTTGAAGAAGAATAAATTTTAATAAGAAAGGAAGAAAGAAAATGAAAACTTTTGAATATAAAAAAACTAGCGGTAATTTATTAAATTACGATAACAACAGCAAAACCAAGAAAGGACAAAAGAAAGGATATAAAACAGCCATTTTATATCTTGCTTCACATACTCAAAGCGGTTTTAATGTTTGCCCTATGGCGTCCGTTGGTTGTGCAAAATCTTGTTTATATTCGGCTGGAATGGGGAAATTTTCCAATGTTCAGCTTGGGCGAATAAATAAAACAAGATGGTTCATGCAAGATCGAAAAACTTTTTTAAATAAACTTATTCAAGAAATAAAAAAATTTGAAATAAGATGTAAAAAAGAAAAGTTTAAGCCATGTATAAGATTAAATGGAACTTCAGATATTTCATGGGAAAATTTTAAATTGTTTGAATTATTTCCGAAAATTAAATTTTATGATTATACGAAAATTTATAAAAGGGCTTTGAACTATGTGAATGGCCGTTATGCTTCTAATTATCATATTACTTATTCATTAAATGAGGATAATAGAAAAGAAGCCTTTAATATTTTAAAAATGGGCGGAAATATTTCGGCCGTGTTCCGTGATACGTTGCCCACGTTTTACGACGGTTTTAAAGTTATAAACGGCGATGAAACAGACTTGCGTTTTTTAGACCCCAAAAATTGTATTGTTGGTTTAAAGGCGAAAGGGGAAGCAAAAAAAGACTTTAGCGGATTTGTGTTAGAGTCTTTTCCTACAGCTGCCGTGGCATAAATTTAAATGAAATAAAAATTAATTTATTTCGTTTACTTAATAGAAAGGAAGAAAGAAAATGAAAATTGACGTAAGAACTAACGAATGCGTTTATATTACTTTAAACGGATGGGTTTATTATATTGATGACTCAACAAATGAACAAATATTATGGAAGTCACCAATAGAAAAAATAATTGATGAAAGAATTGAAAATGAAAGGAAAGATGAAAATGAATAATCAAGAAAATACGTTAATCGTTAAAACCGATAAACATTATGGAAAAAATTATATTTATCCTAGTTGTGAAAAATCGGAATTAGTGGCCAAATTATGGGGCGAAAAAACTTTTTCAAAAGAAAGAATAAATATACTTAAAGAATTAGGTTTTAAATTTATTCATAAACAAATTGAAATTTAAAAAAAGGAAGAAAGAAAATGAATGATATTAAATTTACAACAATCGATGAACTAATAAAATTAGAAAGTTTAAGAGCAAGAAAAAAACCGCCTTGCGATTTACAAATAAACGAAAAGGGGCTTGAGCTTGAACAATATTATTCGGAAAGTAAAAAAGGGCATTTAAACTTGTTAGAAATGCCCCTTGATTATCTTGTAAGGGCATTTAATAAAACTTTGAAGAAGTTGAATGAAAAAGAACCTTTAAAAAAATACAAGGTTACGTTGTCCGTTGATGAAGCTTATAGTGTAATTTTAGATGCTAAAAGCCCAGAAGAAGCCGAACAAATGGCTTTAAACATGATGAATGATGAAGACCCCTATAAACATTTTAAAATTGAAGACGGACAAAGGGTCATCATTGAGGATACTGAAGAAATAAAATAATTTATTTATTATTTAAAAGGGGTTTTCTACCCCTTTTAATTGGTTGTTGTATCAATTCGCATTTACCATCATCATAAACCATTAAAAGACAAATATTTTTCTTTTTCTGTTCTTTTATGGGCGATCTATAAATAATACTTTTATTCTTTCTTTTACTTACTGTTTTAATATCAATTTTTAGCGTTTCGCCGTCCGTGTTCATTGCTACAATATCGCAATCGCCCAAACTTGATAAATTATTAAATACGATATAATCTTGTTCCGTTAGCCATTGAATAGCTTTTAAATGATTAATGAAACCTTTTTTATGTTTTCCGTCCAAATGATATTTTATTACACTTATTACACTTATTTTCAAAAATATTTTTTATAAACCAAAAACTATTAAAACTAGTGTAACAAGTGTATCAAGTCTTAAAAAATGGCTTAATATAAACAAGTTTTGGCATACACTACTATTTTTTGAGTAGTGTCATTTATTACACTAGTAATGTAATAAAATTTAAATTTTATTGAAAAATAAAAGTTTTTTAATTATTTGTTAATTAATGCAAATAGTTGACGGAAGAAAAGCAAGAAAGCTAACCCCAAAACAATTACGCTTTGTTTATGAGTTTTGTCATTACACTTTAATGGGAAAACAATCAGCGACAGAATCAGCAAGAAAAAGCGGATATAGTGAAACTGTAAGCAAAAAAATGGCTTATGAGTTGCAAGACCCTAATAAATATCCATTAGTAGCGGAAGCAATTCAAGACATGAAAAATGAATTAAAAAATAAATATTCTGTTAACATGGACAAACACTTAAACAGATTAGAAGAACTTGGAAGAAAAGCCGAAGAGGATAAACATTATTCGGCTTCGATCAATGCCGAACAGTTAAGAGGAAAAGTAGGCGGATTGTATGACCCAACAATTCGACTTGAAAATTCAATTGAAAATTTGCCAAGAGATGAACTAATTAAAAGATTAAACGAACTTAAAAAAAATAATATTGATATTGTTAACCAAGAAAAAATAATTGAACATGAAGAAATTAAAAACGATAATTAGTAACCCTAAACTTTTTGCTTCTAAAGCTTCTGTGTTACTGTTTTGTTAGAGAAAAATTTTATAAAATTAATTAGGAAAAATTTAGACTTTTATAACTTTCATCGAATAGAAAACACAACGGTTCAAGGCTTCCCAGATTTAATCTGTATTGGGTTAAAAATGGATACTATTTTAATAGAAGTTAAGATTGCGAAAGGTAATAAAGTAAACCTCACGCCCCATCAAATCGCCTATAATTTAAAGTTATGGAATGAAAAAAACAAAGTGAATTATATTATTGTCTACGTTTCAAAACTTGCGGACGACCCTTTAACAAATAATATTTATTTGTATGAGGGGCGAAAAGTAAAGAATTTGGCAATAAATGGCATAAACGAACCGCCAACCGCCAGAAATTAGCCGTTTTTCATAAATAATGGCTAGGTACTTACGAATATTTAAAAAAATGGCCGTTTTCCGCCGATTATGATACCTAAAAAATGCCAGGCGGTTTTTTAGGCAAGTGCTAGCAAGCAGGTTTTATATTTTCAGCCATCAATTTTTTATATGGAATCGATTTTTCTAGGGTATACCCCTTTTTTTGTGTAAAAGTGTCTAGGAGTCCCAATGGCTACCAATAATAATATCTACGAAAAGTATTCAGATGAACAATTAAGGCTAATGTTGGCCATCGGTATGCACGATGACAACGAAAAAGCTGCAAATAAATTCATGCACTTTGTCAAAAAAGTTTGGCCAGAGTTTATTGACGGATATCACCACAACATTATGGCAAAAAAGTTTGAAGAAATTGCATCTGGAAAGTTAAAGCGGTTAATTGTTAATATGCCACCAAGACATACCAAATCAGAATTTGCATCTTACCTGTTTCCTGCCTGGTTAATGGGTCAAAAACCTAAAACGAAAATAATTCAAGCCACACATACAGCAGAACTGTCTTACAGATTTGGTAGAAAAATGAGAAACCTAATGAATGATGAGGAATATCGTAAAATTTTTAAAGACGTTCATTTACGTGCAGACTCTAAAGCATCTGGCAGATGGGAAACCAACTACGGAGGAGAATATTTTGGTGCTGGTATTGGAGGAGCAATTACAGGACGTGGTGCAGATTTGCTAATTATTGATGATCCTCATTCAGAGCAAAGTATAACGGATACAAGTTTTGATAATGCGTTTGATTGGTATGTTTCTGGACCAAGACAACGTCTACAACCAGGCGGTGCAATAGTTGTAGTTATGACAAGATGGTCAGAAAGAGATTTGACAGGTAGATTAATTCGTCAACAAGCAGAGGTAAAAGCTGATCAATGGGAAGTTATAGAATTTCCAGCAATCTTACCAAGTGGTAAACCGATATGGCCAGAATATTGGAAAAAAGAAGAGCTTGAAAAGATTCAAGCCAACTTACCTGTAATGTCTTGGGAAGCACAGTACCAACAAAAACCAACATCAGAAGAAGGTGCAATAATTAAACGTGAGTGGTGGAAAACCTGGAAAAGGGAGGACATACCAGAGCTGCGCCATGTTATTCAAAGTTACGATACAGCGTTTAGTAAAAAAACTAGCGCAGATTTTAGTGCGATTAGCACTTGGGGTGTTTTTAGAACAGAATTTTCAAGAGATAATATTATTCTACTAGATTGTATTAAGGAACGTTGGGATTTTCCAGAACTTAAAAAAATTGCACTAGAACAATATAAATATTGGGAGCCAGAAACAATAATTGTTGAAGCAAAAGCAAGTGGTCAACCTTTAATACAAGAATTAAGACAAGTTGGGATTCCTGTTGTCAGTTATTCGCCGTCAAAAGGTAATGATAAATTTACAAGAGTTAATTCTGTTGCGCCAATTTTTGAATCTGGACAAGTTTGGGCCCCAGAAGGAAAAAAGTTTTCAGAAGAAATGATTGAAGAATGTGCAGCTTTTCCTTATGGTGAGAACGATGATTTGGTTGATAGCATGACACAAGCTATGATGCGTTACAGACAAGGAAATTTTGTAAGTCTGCGTGATGATTATGAAGATGAACCGAAACCACCTAAAACTTATGAGTATTACTAATAACTAGACCAATTGTAATGAATAGGATATAAAAAATTATGGTTGAAAATAACATAGATAAAAAAATTACATCCGTTATTGGCGAAACACTTGAAGATGCCATTGAAAACGAAACACCGATTGATATAGAAATTGTTTCTGAAGAAACCACCGTGTCCGACGAACCGTTGAGCACGGAGGATGATTTTTATGACAACCTTGCTGATAACATGGAGGAAGATCAATTAAACAGAATTTCTTCTCAATTAATCGATGATTATGAAAATGACAAAGCGTCTCGTGATGATTGGTCAAGATCTTACACAAGAGGGTTAGACTTACTTGGATTTAAATACGAAGAACGATCGCAACCTTTTCAAGGAGCAAGCAGCGTAAACCATCCTTTATTAGCAGAAGCCGTCACACAATTTAGCGCAACAGCTTATAAAGAAATGATGCCGTCAGACGGACCCGTTCGTACACGTATCATGGGAAAAGAAACGCAAGAAAAGTATGATCAATCACAAAGAGTAAAAGAATTTATGAATTATCAAATCACGACAGTGATGGAAGAGTATACACCAGAGCTCGATCAAATGCTTTTTTATCTTCCGCTAAGTGGTTCAACATTTAAAAAAGTTTATTACGATGGTAGTTTAGGCAGAGCGGTATCTAAATTTATTCCAGCAGAAGATCTTGTTGTACCTTACACAGCAAGTGATTTAGATTCATGTGAGCGCATTACACATGTAGTTAAACAATCAGAAAACGATATTCGAAAAAAGCAAGCATCAGGATTTTATTCAGATATTGCTTTAAGTTCACCGTCACCAGAAGATGCAACATATAGTTCCAATGATGTGAAAGATAAAATAAATCAACTAGACGGTGTGCAACCTACTGGTGAATCATATGATTATACTCTTCTAGAAATTCATGCAGATCTGGATTTAGAAGAATTCGAAACAACGTCCACGGACGACGAAAAAAGAATAAAAGTTCCTTACATTGTTACAATTGATGAGGGCACAAGAAAAATTTTGTCAATAAGAAGAAACTACGATGAAGACGATGATCTTAAAAAGAAAAAACAATATTTTGTTCATTATAAGTTTTTACCGGGACTTGGTTTCTACGGATTTGGTTTAATACATCTGATCGGCGGTTTGACAAGAACGGCAACGCAAGCTCTTCGTCAACTAATTGATGCTGGTACGTTGTCCAACCTACCTGCTGGTTTTAAAGCGAGAGGACTTAGAATTCGTGATGATGATAATCCTTTACAACCTGGTGAATTTAGAGATGTTGATGCTCCGGGTGGCGCCATCCGTGATGGATTAATGCCGTTGCCTTACAAAGAACCTAGCCAAACATTATTTGCTTTACTTGGATTTGTTGTACAAGCGGGACAACGGTTTGCTCAGATAGCGGATATGCAAGTAGGCGATGCAAATCAAGGAGCCCCTGTTGGAACGACAATTGCTTTACTTGAGCGTGGTTCACGAATCATGAGTAGCATTCATAAAAGAATGTATTATGCAATGAATAAAGAATTTAGATTATTGGCGGATGTTATTAAAACATATCTTCCAGACGAATATCCGTATCAAGTTGTAGGGGCGGACAGATCAATTAAACAATCAGATTTTAATGATCAAGTTGATATTATACCTGTAGCTGATCCGAATATTTTTTCTATGGCTCAAAGAATACAATTAGCACAAACTCAGCTGCAACTAGCTACAAGCGCACCACAACTTCACAACGTTAAAGAAGCATATAAAAGAATGTATCAAGCTCTTGGTGTAAGTGACATTGATAAAATTATGAAACTTGACAAGCCAGAACCAATGAGCCCATCCGAAGAAAATCAAAAGTTAATTGATATGGATAAGATTGAAGCTTACGAAGGCCAAAATCATGATGCACATATACAAGCACATATTGTTTTTGGGTTATCTCCAATTGTACAATTAATGCCTCAAATAGCTATAGATCTTAACAAACACATTTTGCAACACATAAGCCTCAAAGCAATAGAGGCTGTTGGAGAACAAATTAAAGGGGCCGAAAATTCAATGGGTATGCCAATGAATGGTGATGAGGCAATAAAATTAAAAGAAGCTCAAATAGCTGTTTTAGAAGCTCAGTTTTTACAAGAAGTAAAACAACTTCAAACTCAATTATCTGGAGAAGGTAAACCAGATCCTGTCATTCAGTTAAAACAACAAGAACTGCATCCA